TAGTCGTTTCCACCGCGATGTTTCTACTCAAGGAGACTCCTTGTGTCGGATAAAAATTTCTACTCAAGAGAATTTGCCCGCTCATACTCAAGAGCCTTTGCCCGTCAGCTCAGTGTACTTCTTAGCGATCGGCTCTGCGTAGCGGATGAACTCTGTACGCATGTCGGATGTCCAGGCTTCAGGCTTGGATCTGTTAGTGAACCACTGACTAACTTTAATCAGCGGAAAGAAGAACGGCTTGCGCTCGCTTGGTACGGATGTCGTGATCGGATCAGGCAGCATCTCTGTCCACAACATGATCTGACGCAACACAGTAGGGTCACCGTCTTGCAGTTTCTTTTGATGTAACGCAACGCGCTCCAACCGTTTGCCTTGCTCATCAGTTAGATCAACTGACTCTAGCAACGCAGACACGTTCTCACCTTTAGCCCTTGCGTTAGATATGATGGCACCGGCCTGTGCTGCCAAGCCAATCACCTCACCCATCTGCTCAAGCGTTTCTGTGCGTCTCTTGTTTAGCTTCTTAATTATTTCTTTGAGTTCTTGCATCTGTCCCTGCCTTTCAATAGTGCGGCATTGTTAAACTTAGGAATCTGACGACGCCGCTTGTCGTGGTGTTTCCTTGCCCTGAGGTCATATGCCTCACGGGCCTTTTGACTTTTCTGCGCCCTAACAGGCAACCCAAGGCGATCGGTTAGCCCTAACACTCGCTTGCTGAACGCCTGCTTAGTTATCTTGTGCTCTTTAGCCAACTGGGTCATAGACTTTGTTGATCTGTTAAGCACAACCGACAGCACAGACTGCTCTAACGTATCGGCCATGTTCTGAACGGCAGGGTGATCTGGCGCCTTAGTTATCAGGTAATAAAACACCTGGGTGGTCAAAGCCACTGACGACGTTGTAACAGTCAGACCAAGCTCACAGAACGCCTCATGCACTAAATCCGCTATCCCATCAATCCGGGTGGATATGTGGGCTGAACCGCATGGGATCCGTTCTAACGCTTGCTGATCTATCATATTAAATTAACCCCGCTGGTGCTGTGCTTGGTGCAGTAATGGAAATGACCGTCTGCATTAGTGCAATAATAGGGCCTATAGGCCCTTTATTACTGCACCTACATGCTCCCCAATACTGCACTAGTGCAATAAGGGTTACTGCACCAACTTTAGAATGGTTCATTTGTCACCTTTTTGCTGAATAAACCATCGCTGGCTTCTTCGATTAGACCGTCCTCTTTTGCCTGCTTTATGCGTGCCTTTGCCTGCCGTTCCTGCAGCCCAGTTACCTTCTGCACATAGGCTACCACTTGGCTGTATTTAGCCCCTTCGGTTAGCTTGCCCCAATCGATCGCGCTGGCTTTACGACCCACGGTCTTTTCAGGTGCGCTTGACTCAATCCACGCCAGCCCCACTTGCGAATGCTTTAAGTGAACACACGGCTGGACGTTAGACGCTATGAAATCGCTCGCAGTGCGGTTAGGACGCAACCCAGACCGCTTCCCGCGCTTGGTCACCTCTAGCTTGTAGGTGTACGTGCCTTCCTCATCCTGGCCACAAGGCGCTAGGGTTAATACGCTCCGCGCCCAGTTCGTCAGCTCCGACGATCCGAATCCGCTGTAGGCTTTGTCGTGGCCCTGATACCCACTGCCGTCCCGCGTCGGCTTGGGCGTGTGGTGCATCAGCATCCATGCAAACCCACCGGCTAGAGCCAAAGGGTTAAGCAAATTACGCAGGAATCCGCCGGCCGTCTCCTGGCTGGATAGATCGCCACCGATAAACGCCAGCAACGGATCCACCCAGGTTAAATGCGGTTTATGTCTCTCTGCTAATCTGCGCATCCGATCGACAAACCGTTCGCCCGTAGAGGTGCAGTCACGCACGATGACTATGTTTTCTTTAACCATTTGAAGCTCCTCTGGCGTTAAGTCTAACGCCTTGAGAATACCCTGTAGCGCCTCTGCCACGTCGCCTTCATCGTTCTCGGCCTGCACGATGAGCGACTTAAGCGGCTTACCGTGTGGCGATATGCCAAACAGATCACGACCACATGCCCAAGTAATCGCGGCCTGTAAGCACAGCACCGACTTTCCCAGCCCGCTACTGCCCACCCACAGCGCCGATCCGCCACGGCAGATCCACCGTTTGCCCAGCAACTGCGTCGGGTCGCAATCCTCTTTAAAGTTTACCAGATCCTCCCACTTGTACGGCTCAGGCAAATCGCCATACATCGTGCGCTCCTGCCATTCGATGTAGGTCAGCGTCGGTGCGCCACACTCGACCAACTCCTGCTGCTGACCAGTCGCCGTCCTCATAGCCCCTGGCAACCGGGACAACCGGCCGGCGTCCTTGTTGGCAGAGTCAGGCTTCGAGTGCTCGAGGTGCTTGTAAATAAAATCTACACGCTCGGCAAACTCCTTGGCATTAGCCGCCCTCACGTCCACCCACGCATGCAGGCTACGGGCACCGCTCTTAATGATCGACGACGTAGGCAACCCACTGCGCTTAATAATCGCCCACTGCTCCTGCAAAGTGCTTTCATCAAACTCAATTAAGCAGTGCCGAAACTTGGTAATCGATTCGGCTTTGCGGTTCTTACCGTTGTTCGCGTTAATCGACACATACACGCCCACTGCATCGCCTTGCCATTCCTTCAACCCGTCGCGTTTAAACAGCTCCAGCCATTCCTCGCGGGTGCGAGTCTCGCCCGCACCGTCCGGCCGCTCGCGGTCGCCGTCCTTAATCGATCTTGTGATATTTATGAAATCGCCCACGTCGAAACAGGTAGTCAGAAACTTATCTACCGGCCCGCTTTCCACGCTGATGGGCATAGGCGGTACTGGCAAATCCTCCCTCACGATTGCCCCGTTCTGATAGCCATACTTCGCCTTCGGCCTCCACGGCTCCCTGGCTGGCTTGCTATAAGCGGATTTTACTGCTGCCACGCATTCGTTCTGCGTTAGCCCATTCTTAAAGCCCCAGATCTCGGCCTCCGTCTCCGCATCGAACTGCGACAATCCCTGGTCACGAAATTGCAACGCCATACGGAACAGCTGCGTGTTGCGTTCACCTTCCGGCGCCCCGTTGTGGTAAACGGCCTCGGTGGCTGGGGGCAGTGCAATCATTTTTTTGCAAACGCCTTAAGCGCCTTAACGATCACGTACTTAATCACTGCCTCTTCATCTTTCTTTAACTGCTTCAGCCCAAATGCATGCAACGCCTTGGCCGTCTTGGCGTCGTAGGTTACGTCGACCAAAACCTGCTTAGGTGCGGGCCGTGCTTTACCAAAAGTAATTTTACCGAGATCTTTCATTTGCGTTTTCTCCTTTTGCGGGGTTTGACTTCTTTCCAGACGTTGAAATCCTTGTCGCACTCGACCGACCAAAGCATCAGTTTTTGATAGAGCGATCCGGCTAAGCCCCAGCGGCACAAAGTCCTGCTAACCAAATCACCTAACCAGTATAGAAGCCACGACAACGCCCTCATTTTTTCTTCTCCAAATCCCGCTTTTGGTACACCTTCGCCCGCTTCAGCATCTCCTTGGCTATGTGCAGCGCCAAATCGATGCGGCAGCGGCTTACAACTACCCGGCCGTCGGCTAGGCTTTTCTTTGCCCGCTCAAGGATTTCAATTTGCCAGGTTAAACGCTTAACACTCACCACTGCCCCATTCCCCAGCGCATGCGATTGGCGCGGGCCTCTTGCACACAGTTGGCGTACTGCTCTGGCGTGTAGGTGCCGATTACGCGGGCGGAGAACATGGCAAGTAGGTCGGCAAGGCTCACTTCACCACCTCCACCATCGCGACCTTCGGCAACCGCATCGCGTTAAACTGCTTCTCACTTGCGGCAAACACGTCCACCACGGGCAACTTGCCTCCGCTTGCCTTTTTGCTCTTAACGGCAGTGCCAGTATCTACGGCCACCCACTCCCGCTTTCCATTTAGGATGCGGATCTTGCTCCACAGCGGAATGATGTCTGGGTCGACGGCGCAGTGACGGCCAGCCCGCAACCTGGTGCCAGTGCTGGATTGATAGCGGCTGCTCCACTCATCTTCACCCGGCCAGTAGCCAGTGATGCGCACCTTAATCTTCTTCACGTCGATCTTCTTAGCGATCGGGCGCAAATCGATTAGTGCGTTACCGAGCTTTGTGGTTGTGAATCCCAATAGGGCGATGAACGAAAGCAGCATCCTCATAGCCCGCCCCTTATGCGATCGATTAGATCATTCTCGCGTGCCTCGCTAGCAGCCAGCGCTGCCTTGGCCTCCGCCAACTGCCGGGCAAGCGATCGCACGCGGTTCAACAACTGCTCGTGGATGCTTTCTTCGGGTAATACTTCAATCACAACGCACCTCACGCGGGTCGTACTTTTTCAACCAACGCCACACCTTGCAGATGGACGTAAACGCATCAAACGCCTGGGCAACTTGCTCGGCGGTGTAACGGATCTCCTGCAGCTGGCCGGTGACTGGATCGATCAGAATGTTACGGCAAGCCATCCCCTCGTCCGTAAAAGCGTACGCATAGGCGCTGAGTTGAAGCAGATCGGTTTCGTAGCCGGATGCTTTTGATACGCCTTTTGCGTCTGTTTTAAATTTCCTAGTTTTAAAATCTATCACTTCCATCTCGCCGTGAATCTGGGCAATCAAATCCACTCTGCCTGCGTAGCCTTCGGCCTCGTTGACCAGGACGGACTCGCTTTCATGCACTTTGGTCACACAACATTCCCGCCATTCTTTCAGCCCTGCATAATGCTCCTCGTATCCTTTAACTAGGTCGCCCGGCTCTTGCCGATTAATTATCATTTCAGCCAAGGAATGAATGTGAGTTCCGCGGGCAGCAGCGGCCTCAGTTTCTTTTCTGCTGTCCAGCACTGCTCGCTTGGCAAAATCGGCCAGCGATTCGCCCTCAATGTGTGGCAAAGTTAGCGATGAGGACATCGCCTGCTCCACTTGCCAATTTATCAGCCCAGTCTTTTGCGGGCCTGCTGCGGCCAAGATTGTTGTCACGGACGGAAACGCCCCCACCTTGCGAGCGGATCGCAGATCACCGTGGCACGAATCGCCCGACTTTAGGTAGTAGTGCGCCGATTCCGTTTTTGCGGTAACGATGATCGGTGCCATCAGTTCCACCTTCCGATTGCGTGCATCAGTTGCAGGCCCAGCGCGACAGCTACCAGCGGCAGCATTATTTGAATTACGATTGATAGGATTTCCATAAAATCTTTCTGGCCAGGGTGGGAATTGCCCACCCCAGCCAAATGGCTAGAACGGGACGGGGTTTCCGTCGTGATCTAACTCGGTTGCGGTTGTGGCGGCGTTGCGGTTTATTTTCCGCACGAACGCCTTATCCACGGTCACTTTCTTTGCGCCGGCAGGCAGTACCGCCTGCACGTTCGCATAGGTAGATCCGTCACGCTCCACGTGCACCACCAGGATCGTGCACGGCTTACCGATGAGCGTTTCCAGATCCAGATTCTGCGGTGGCGCTTTTTTGGCGTAAGACTTCAGGTCTTTAAAGAGCGCTGCCTTTTCGTGCAGGCTCAAGCCATAACGCCGGCCGATGGTAAACGGGCGGCCGTCCTCCATCTTGTCAGCGATTTGCCAGACCAACCTGATCTGGTGCTTCTTTCCATACTGCGTTTCCACCACGCCGAGATCCTCAACGTCGCAGAATACTGCGTCGTGCGATCCTTCGGAGACTGGCGTATACGTTCCCCCTCTGCTTGCTACTATTGGCATACTATGATTTCCTTTCTTTGTTTTGGTTTCTTGGTTTTGCTTTGACTATTCGTCATCGCAAAAATCGTTAGTTCGGTGCGGTTGGTTTAGGGTTTGAAATTCACGATCGGTGATGTGCCAAGCGATCTCATGCTTGCGGGCTAGTTGCTTTGCTTGGTCGATCTCGCCGCGGTTAAGCGCCTTGACCACTCGCTCGGCCGAATTGCGACAGGCCATCACTTCAATGTTTTCGATCAGTCGAAATTTCGTCAGGTCAGTCATAATCAGCCGCGCCGGTTGTTTCCGTAGTAATCGCAGAAACGCTTAAACTGGTAATCAGAGTCAGCCTTTTCACGTTCATAGACTTCGTTTTCGTAGTCAGGCTTCTCGTTTTCAAATTGAGCAGGTTCTTTTGGTTCGCTCATTTTGTTTTCTCCTTTATCGACAGGCGGAACGATTTAGCGGTCATCGCAACGGCTTCCTGCGTGATGCACTTGGTCGTAAAGCGCCAGATGCGCCAGCCCAGGTCGGCAGCAGCTCGATATTTTTCGCAATCCTTTACCATCCCCATGCCACGACCGTGCCTGCCCCCAAACTGTAGGAACGCACCGCCATCAAGCTCGATTGCGCAGCGCGCGGATTTGCAGGCAAAGTCAAAGCGCCATTTGCGGGTAGGGTGAAAGGTGTGCTCTGCCACCAGCTCTGGGCCACCGGCTACTTTCCAAAGCAGGACAAACTTATCAGCTAAGGCGCTCACAGACTTGCTCCCTGCTTTTCAATTAGTCCTTTTAGGATATCCTCAATACGTTCTAGGCGATTCCGTAGCTCACGATGCTTTGTCTGTAAATCGATCAGCGCGGTAGTTTGGGAAAGTTGAGTCGATCCGTAGCTCTGACTGGCGGTGGCTGGCAATACGCCCTCTTTTTCTAGGTCGCGCACAGTAGCCGCAGGCGGATAGAACGCCCCGGCCACGCCGCCTTGGGTGGGTGCGGGGGCACCCGATCCAGAAGCGTAAATCATCGCCATTCGCTCCAATACTTTTTGACGACATCAAACACCCAGCAAACCGTGAAAATGGAAATCGTTAAGCCGCCGATTCCTGCTCCCACAAACAACGCCCAGCCCACAATAAAGCCAGACAGTTGCGACAGATCCCGCAAAAGTTCCCAGGAGATCATCGCTGGGCGGTCCACATGCGGGCGACGGAGGGGTTAGGGTGGTAAGCAGGCTCCGCCGGATACCCGCCGCGAATTAAAAGAGAATGTTGCTGGTAGTGCTTCTTTTTAGGCTCAGTTATTACTGCCGTGTTACCATTTCGGCGTAAGTCGTTG